AGGGTAGCTACACAATAATTGATAGTGAGAATAGATTCTCTATAAGAAAGATAAGTGCTAACGTAACTCAGATAAGTGGTAATGCTCCTTCTAGTGCTGTTTTAAGAATAGGTGCTGGTAATAACAATCAAATTTATATGGATGGTAGTACTGTCACCATAAATGATGATATGGAGACAGAAAGGATTTATATTAATACTTGTGATACAAACACAACTTCAACAACAGCTCTTGTTTTAAATGGTACAGAAGTAGAAAAAAGAACATTAGGTTCTGCTGCTTTTGCTGCTGTTAGTGATTTTGCAGCAAGTAATCATAGCCACTCTGAATATCTTAGAAGTAATGCTAATGACACAGCTACAGGAGATTTAATATTTAATGGAGATGTTACATTTGGAGGGACATCATCTAATCCTAAAGAAATTATAATAGCACAAATTGTAGCAGATAATTCTGAGAACACATCTTTGATGTTAGATGGTAATGGTGTTGTTAAAACAAGAAATTTAGGAAGTGCAGCTTTTGCAAATACAGGTGACTTTGCAAGCAGTATTCACACACACACCTGGGCTGAAATAGATAGTACAAAATATGCTTCTGGTACTACTAATATGATTTCTAGTGCTTCTGCTGGATCACCATCTGGTTCAGCTACTATAGCATTTGATGATTCAGGAGGAGTAAATAAAGTAGCATTAAGTTCTTTAGACCTCAGTCTAATGGATAACAGTAATTCTGGATTTTTAACTTCTGGTTCAACACAAAGTAAGTATTTAAGAAGTGATGCAAATGATACTGGATCAGGTGTTATTACACTTAGCCAAAATAATATGGCTACACCTTATCCACTTATAGTAAAAAATGTTAGTAGTGGAAATGGTGTGGGTATTGAATTTGATGATCATTTAAATGGAAACCAGAGGGGTTATATAAAACATTTTCATTCTGATACAAAATCATATGGCTCAGGTGCTTCTATGATTATATCCTCATCAGAAACAACTACAACTATACTTGCTGATGGTAAATTAATGTATGCAGAAGGTATATACAGTAAACCTGGAAGCGGTACAGGAGCAGGAACAAGAAAAGATCAAAATTGGGATACAGCATATACACATAGTCAATCAGCTCATGCTCCAGCAAATGCAGAACAGAATGTGCAAAGTGACTGGAATGCTACTTCTGGGGATGCATTTATACAAAACAAACCTTCTATACCTGCAGCAAGCGGTAAGGGTCAGAATCAAAATTATGTAGCATCTAGCACATCAACCTCAAATAGAGGAAATTATGGTGCTGGAGTATGGGCATACAGTGGTTATTCTGGGGGAAGTAATAGACCATTTACCTATGATGCTACCTTGCAAGTAATGCCAACTTCAGGTTTAGGTTTTGAGATGTCCACAGGTTGGCATAGTACAGACGAAGGAAAACTAAGAATAAGAGCATTAAGAGATTGTTGTGAAGGATGGGGTAATTATTATGATGTTTGGACATCTGCAACTTTTTCACAAACAAATATAAACGAGTGGAATACAGCTTCTAATAATCATATTGTAGGTATTGCAGTAACAGGTACAAGCACAAAGACTATAACCCTTACACAAAATGATGGAGGAACAATATCTGCAAACTTTACAGATCAAAGTGGATCAGCTGCTGAAACAGATACTTTAGCAACAGTAACTGCAAGAGGTGCTACTACAACAACAGCAAGTACGTTCAATACAATAACAATGAACACTCCTATTGTTGGTTCATCAGCAAAGATACGTTTTCAAAATAATGACTACTTAAGATTTGATGATGCTGCTAATAGATTTCATTTTGATGTAGACGGTGGAACAAGTAATGCTTCTGTTCAAGCGGCAACATTTGTAGGAGCATTATCAGGTAATGCAACTTCAGCTACTAATGCTGATACAGTTGATAACTTACATGCTAGTGATTTTTTAAGAAGTAATGCACAAGACGCTTATACACCTAAAAGAATTGACTTTGGTGCTAGCTCTGGTTGGGATGCTGTTGGGTTTGCTAATAATACAAATCTCCATGTGCAAGGTCATAATCAATTCTGGTTTGGAGCAGGAAATGGTACATGGTTTGAAGGAACAGCAAATACTAAATCATCTACTTCAGGTTTAGCAGCTGATGCAAGTAATGCTCATGATTTACTTATTTCAACAATGCAAGCTACTGCTGCAACAGATAGAGGAATTACATTTGCTGTTGATAGTACTGGAGCAGGAAATGATGGTTGGAGATTAGGTAAATGGCACTCTAGTAACTCACAGGCAAGTAGTAAATTAACTATTGACGGTGGTTTACATGTTAGAGGAGGTGATATGGCTAACTATGATTACTATGCTGATGATTACTCTACATATTGGGATAATCAAGCAGGTGGTGCATATTGGGTAGGAGATACCGGTTGGATTGATCCTTCTATTACAGCAGGTAATGCTATTCAGATTCAAGCTGGTAATGCTGCTACAAACTCAAATAATCCAGCATTACAATTCCATCAATATGGATATGGCGGTGTTCAGTTAAGATATGATGGACCTAGTGATGTAATGCACTTAGAAAGTACTGGTGCTGATAGATATGATTATTTCCAAAATAAAACTGATCATGGGTACATTCAAATA